AGATTGCCCTTTTGGGGGCGGTTACGCTGAAGATCAGCGGATTCTTTGGCCTTGGCGATGTCGATACCCATGCGGACTCCATCTGCCTGCTGTTTGGCGGCGAGGGATGCCTTGTGCTTCTGGATATCTGCGCCCATTCTGGCTGCTTCAATTTGTTGACGATTTGAGATCTCGGTCTGACGGAGTTCGATCTCGTCAGCCTTAAGAGCCGCATCAATCTGCAACTCCTTCTCCTTGCGCTGCTGATCAGCCATCTTGACCTGAGCATCAAGTTGCAACTTCTGCTGCTGGATCTGAGCGTTAAGCTGCAATTTTTGAGACTCGATCTGCAACTCCTGTTGGCGGAGTTGAAGCTCCATCTGCTGCATCTGGACGACAGGATCTTGAGCCTGTTGCTGGGCTTGGGCTGCTTGTGCCTCGGCCTGATCCTTCTGTAGCAGTTTGGCAGCGGCTGCTGCGGCAAGTTGAGAGATCTGAACCTCGGCTGCTTCTGGCAGGAAGTTCTCGTCCTTCTCCGCATCGGGCATCGGCGGGAGATTTGCTCCCAACTGTTTCTCGATTTCCTTGCGGTATTGAAAGGCAACGTGCTCCATGATGTGAGCAGCGCCAGCGGCCATGATCGCCTGAGCCTGCGGGTTTTGACCCACAATCTGCATGATCTTTGGATCTTGCATGGCCATCATGTGAACCTGTAGATGCGCCTCGTGGTCTTGGTAATAGAACGCCTTCACGGGTTTGCCGTTCATGATGTTCATATTTTCCGTCACGGGGTCCACAGGCTTTTGATCATCAGGCGACGGGACGATCTTGTTGGCGTTTCTGATGCCAAGCGTCTCAATCATCTGACGATGCAAATAGGGTAAATCGTAAATTTGTGGAGCAGACTGCGACAGTTGAAGCACTGCTTGGTACTGCACCACCTTCTGCGACATCGTTGCCGCATTCGGATCGGAGACCGGGAGGATATCGACGTTATCGTAGTCGGACTTCTTGGCCTTGCGACCGCCAACTTCCGGCTCGTACGAATACTCATCCGGGGTATAGTCTCGGATAATCGCAGCGAGGAGTTTGAACTCCTGCTTCATCGTGTAGTGGATGCGAGCCTGAACAGCCGACATCACCTTCAACACGCGCTCCAAGATGGCGAGTGTGGTACCCACCGGAGACTGCGAAGACATATCCGAAACTTTGAGATCCGACACCGCAGCGAAGCGGCGTCCTTCCTCGACCACCCGATCCATGAGGGTGGCCAAAGTCTGCGAAGGTTCTTTGTACGGAAGCGGGAGGATATTGTCTTTGATCGCACCCGAGGGTACGTCTACATCTCGCCACTCTCCCGGTGCAATCGGAGTATCGTCTCCCTTAATTCGTAGTCCTCGGGACTTAAGTCCTCCGGGGAGATTTGAGAGAGTTCCTGCATCGATAAGTTGTCGAAGGAGGGACGTTGCAGCTTTACTATGTCCCCCGATAAGGTGAATAAGGCCGAAGTAGTAAAATCCAAATCCGGGTATGTATCCGTAATGGACAAAGTGCTGTCGCTTTTGTTTAAGTTTGTCGTCCTCACGCCAATTTCTCCTAATCGCTAGGATCGTCCCCGTGCCTTTCTCAATAGTGACGACGTAGGGCAGGGCAATGCCGGTCTCGTTGTTGTCGTCATCAACATCCGGGTAATCCTTGAGATCCAAACTAACGTGCATCTCAAGCAGTTGGAACCGCTCGTCCATCGACGCACTGAAGCCTTGATCCTCAGCCTTCTGCTTCTCAACCTCGTCCATGACACGGATCGGATCACCTAGATCCACATCCTTATAGAAGCCTGCGTACTGAAGCTTCTTCACCTCATTCTTAGTCTTACGCATCCGGTGCGTAACACGCTCGGCTGACTCAATGTTCGGCGCACCATAAGGCACGACAATATCTTCAGCCGGGATATAGACCGCAGTCTGACGACCAAGCGAAGGGTCGTAGTAGACCTTCTTAAACGAGTTACCGGATAGGGCAAGCGAGAGCAGAAGACGCTCATGCTCCGGGCGGTACTCTTTCATCTCCTCGGTCAACTTATAGTTCATGTCATCAGCGACACGAATGGCCGAGTCTTTCTTCTCCGCAGTCTCCTTACCTATGATCTTGGTCTTGACCGGCCCCATCGCGGGGAAGGTCTCCATGATGGTCTCAGACTGAAACTTGACCGCGCTCTCCATGAGCAGCGGGTGAAACACACCGCACGCACCCGGCCACGGCTCAGTGCGCTCCTCGTACCGAATGCCAAGGATCTTCAAACCTTTAACGTAGGTATCAAGCCAATCTTTGCGGCTTGAGAGATCTTGTTCGTAATCGCCTAGCAGTTCTGAAGCAAGAATCTGAAGTTCCTGCTCGTCAATAAAGTCTGCGAGGTTGGCATCGAAGTCCGATGCGCGGGGTTCCGCTTTCTCTATCTCAAGCTCTACCCCGTCCATGCCGATCCGAACGGCTTCAGGATCGACGATCTCAATCTCAATCGGCTCCATATCCATCGCCATTCCAGCGACACCTTGCGGAGCTTCCATCAAACTTTTATCGACGGCCATCTAAACTCTCCTAGTAGTAGCCTTCGCGCCGATGGCTCTTGAACCACTTAGTTGGTTCCGGCTCGTCTGACGGAAGTCGAATAAACCCACCCTGCCTGAAGCGCAGGAGGGCGAGAGTAGTAGAGTCCACCAAGTCGTCGTGCGTACCGCTCGGGAAGTCGTTACACTCCTCGACTACTTCTCTGGCCCACCTATGGTCAGTACACCAGACTATACCTGAAGAAAACAAGTCTGACACAGCGTTGACGCGGCTGATCTTGTCCTGACCCTTACCCGGCGTGAACTCACTGATCGGCACGCCCATGCGACGCATCTCTTGATACAGCGCCGCACCGTTGGACTTCTTCTCCACGATGAAGGTGTCTGGGTTCCACTCCTTGTACTCCTCCAGCACCATCGCCTTTAACTCAGGGAACTCAAGCCGCTGTTTGATGGAGTTGAGCAAGATAATGTTGTAGTTCTTGGTCTCCTCATTAAAGAAGACCCCCCACGTGGTGAGGGCATTAAAGTCCGAGCGGTTTGACTTCTCTTGGGCTGCGTCAAGGCTCATGATTATGTGCTCGCACGGGGGCGGATTGTCTCCCTCCCACACCTGCCACCACTCCCGCTTGAGGAGCGCACCCTCCTCCGAGGTCGGCTGCTGCATGTACTGGGCTTGCCAATAGCGCACATCCATACTGGCCTTTTTAGCGAGGAGTTCATCAATGCCCCAAAAGTCAGGCCAAAGCGGTTTCTCGTTCAAAATGGCAGGGAACTCAACCACTTCCCACTGATCTGCGCCTTCTTCACGCAGCATGTGATCAACGATCTTCCCCGTCAGGTCCATCTTGCTCCATCGCGTCATCACCACGATGATCGCGCCGCCCGGCATCAACCTTTGTACCGGACCCGATTGGAACCACTCCCACGCCGGTTCGAATACGTCCGCCCGCCCCTGCTTCGCTTCTTGTTCGGAATGAGGATCATCGATAATAAATAGATCAGCGCCGCGACCAGCCAAGGCGCCGCCCACACCAATAGCAAAATACTCACCGTTAAAATTTGTGCCCCAACGAGAAGCACTTTTTGAATCTGCTTGCAAAGAGACGTTAGGGAAGATGTCACGGTAATTCTCCGCTCCAACTAAGTTACGCACCCGTCTGCCGAAATTCACCGCAAGATCTGCGGTGTGTGAGGCCATAATCACCTTCTTCTGCGGGAATTTACCCAAGAACCACGCCGGAGCAAGGTAACTGATCATCTCTGACTTGCCATGACGCGGGGCGATGTTCACGATCACCCGTTTCTTCTTGCCTTCGGCTATATCTTCGAAGATTTTCGCCAATTTGCGGTGATGTGGGCCTACTTTGTACCCCGGATACACGTGATTAATGAAATCTAGGAAGGAATCCTTGCCTAGTTTCTGCGTTACTTGGTTCTGATAGGCCTTGAGAAGCTCGGCAACGCGCCGTTTCTCCTTATCCGGCAGGGTCGGTAAGGCTAGACGCAGTTTGGCAAGGTTTTCTTGGGTTAGTTGCACGACTTTTCTGTGCTTTCGTCGCTTATGACCTTGTACTCAATGCCTTCCAAGACCTGCATCAACTCCCGCTCAACCTCTTCGATGGGCTTAACGATGTGCGTTATCTCGCTACGACGCTTAAATGCGTCAATTCCCTCTATCTCACCTAGTGCTTTGAGGGCTGCGATGCGAGTTTTGACATCATCGGCTGCTTCGGCTGACTCAAATAACTTATTAACCACGTAGAGCTTTAGGTCAGATAGCTCTTTGACGATCATGTGGTTGTATCTAGCAGCGATACCGGCATACATCGCTATGACTTCGTTCGGGTAAATACTGAAGTCGGGCTTTGCCTGCGGGTTCTCGACCATCTCACGAGCCAATTCCTTGGCAGCATCGGCATCCTCAGCCGTTGGCTCAAGCGGAGTCATCGTGATATCCGAGATCAACTTAATTGTCCTTGCCCGCATCTCGATC